TTCTCCGCTCCGAATCGGGTAACGGTAGATTTCAACCCATTCCAGGAGATGCGGGAAAACGTGGAAGCTGTGACGGGGGTTGAGTGCATTCTTTGAGAGTTAGACTTTAAGTGAATAATTTGTTGGGGCCCTGGCGCTGTATAGTGCTCGGGCTTTTTTATGGCCGCAAGTCCTTTCGCTCTACCTATAGCGAGCAGACTTTTGTTCTGTGCTCAATGTATGCGTAAACAACGAACCGTTTGATCTGCCGCCTGGCACATCGCTTAGTCTCGTCACCTCTTGTCCTATTTTTGACAGGGACCGGGTTGGGCGGGCATTCTCCTACCCATTCCGGCTACCTAAGACCCCCGCAAACCTGTCACTCCTGAAGCATGTGAGCCGCCTTGATTCAAAGGCTGGCTTCGCCGCTGATGGTGCTACGCTGATGGTTGGAGGTGGATTGTACGAGTCTGGCGAACTTGTTGCGCTTGGTAGCAATGAGGAAAGCATTGAGGTGACATTCAGAAACCTCCCGCTTACGGTTGCGGAGCGGCTGGGGAAAATATACATCAACGAGATTCTTGGCACGATTACCATCCCAAACACTGGGCCTGATCCGGCGATAGTGTTGGATGTGACCGCTCCGCCATTTGCATATTTCATCACAGTAGGTGGCATCAGCTATACACTTGGCGTAGGCGGCTCTTCTGGAATGACCCATGCCGAGGTGTGCGAGTATTTCCGCGACGAGATCAATGCCGACTACCCGGGGCTGGTAATAGCAGGCACGACGACCATTACGATTGACAGCACGACGCTGTCAGAACTGGAGCCTAACTGGAACCTAATGACCGGATTTGCAATAGATACCTATATCACGGTTGGGAAGTCTCAGCAAATCAGTTTTTTGAATTACGTGGAGGATGTGGTAGCCACGCCGGTGGATGAGCTGTGCTGGCCGTGTATCCGGTGGGAGGCGTTCTATGAAGGTAAAAACGGGCTGTATAACCACACGGTAAACCCGGTTTTTGCCGGGGTTGCTCAGGCCAATGTTGAAGACGAAGACCAAACACGGTTTGAGTGGGCTTATGTGCCTATGGTGAGGCTTCCATATATTCTTGAAAAGATCAGGGAAGCGGCGGATCTGGCGTTTGTGGGCGGGTACGTTGATGATGCGGATATTCAGCAACTAATACTGGTAAACAATCGCTCTTGTGATCAATCTATTGAGGATTATTACGAGACCGAAACCTATAAGTTCCTGAACGCGCAGGTTGTCGCGATCAATCTGAATGACCATGTGCCAAAAATGACCGCACTGGATTTTTTGAAGCGCCTTGGATCCGGGCTGAATTTCACGACTGACTATGAGCAGGGAGGCATGGTGTTTACGAAGGTTCTGGACAGGGTGAATAAGAAGCCGGAGGATTGGTCTCCATACGTGCAGCCAAAATCTTATGACGTTGCATTGCAAAAGGCTGAAGGGATTCATCTGCTTTACCCTACTGACGGCGCTGAGGGCTATATAAACCCGGCGCAATTGGCAGCATACGATCTGGATCCAGCAGAGCGAAGGCAGGAGATGCCGTTCAACTCGCTTTATATCGCCGGTGTTTTGGCCTCCGGCTTCGGTGTAGGGCGCAGCCCTATCACCAGACGCAAGGGCATTTCTGTTATCTTCGGAGGAGGGCAAAATAGTATGGGGCTATGCCTCTTGTTTTACAGGGGCACAGGCACGTCTTCGCTGGGAGCGTCCTACCCTTATGCGACACACGACGAATTTGGGTCGGATGGGGCGACCGTCATAGGTGGGCTATCATTGGCGCTGAGTGGCGATTTGGGGCTTGTGGAGCAAAATTTCGGCGACACACTACTCTATGCCGATAAACGGGACTTATCCATTGATGCTGTATTGCCTATAGGAGAGTTGTACCGGCTGCGCAAGTGGGAGAATGCAAGGGTGCGTTTTTACCATCCGGAAGGTGTGGTGATCGCTGTGCTGAAGTCGGTAGAGTTTCGAGATACCACCACCAACCTTTCAGGGTTGGTTTCTGCTAAAATCAAAGCGATAATTCAATAATGGACAACAACAACGACATCACGATCAAAATTGGCAAGCAGAACCGAACGATTAAAGTACCAGGGAGTTGGAATGACCTGGACACGCGGACGCTCATGCTTTTTTACGAAACGCTGTTCACGTCTCCAGGAGACGAATTCACCTCCACGGCATTCACGTCTGTGAAACTCATCGGGATGCTCCAGCACCTGCTAAAGGTGGATGGATCATTCATGGTGATGTGGGAAAATGAGCGCATCAATAAAGACCCGGAAGTCGGAGAACTAGCCTTTCTGGATGAACTGCGGCAGGTGCTGCACCATGCGCTGGCGGGATTGTTTGAGATTGAGGAGAAGGAGGAAGGAGGTACGGCGTATTCCTCCAAACTCAACCTGACCAATAACCCATGGCCAGTACTTACCGGCCCGGGCAAAACAAAGAAACAGGCCAAGCGGCACTACTACGCCCCTGCCAACGGATTGGACAATGTGACGATCTACGAGATGGGAATGGCGTTCTCGTATTTCGAGGCGTATTTGAGAACGAACGAGGAGAAATATGCGCATGAATTGATTGCGCTGATGTACCGCCCAAGTCGCCCGGAAACCATTCAGGAGCGGGAAAGCGGTTGGGGGGGCGACCGACGACAAAAAGTGCGGGGCTACGAATCCAAGATCGAGGAGCGTATGGCATTGGTTAGGACGCTTCCAATCCTAGTGCAGCGGGTGCTGGTGTTCTGGTTTGCGGGCTGTCGGCAGGGTATTGTGGATGCTTATCCAAAGGTTTTCAAAAAATCAGGCGATGGAGGGCGCGCAGGCGCTGATTATGGATGGGGCGGCGTATTGCTGAGCGTAGCTGAACAGGGTCCAATGGGCGCACTTGGAGAGGTGAGTGATCAGCACTATTCGAATGTGCTGACTTACCTCAGCATGAAGGCGGATGAGGCCGTAGAAGCGAATCGGCAAGCAGATGAGGTAAAAAGGAAGCGGCGGTAGCCGTCCTTTACATTGGGCGCATGTGCAGGCATTTTTGCGCTATGATATCTATCAAGGAATGTCTGGAGATCATGCATTCGGGCGCACAGTTCAGCCTGAAAGTGGTGCAGTATGACCAGCGGCGCCAGGAGAAGCGTGGCAAGGTGCTGGAGGTTGATTGTGCGGTGCTGGTGTGGGGCGATGGGCCCTCCTCCGCCAAGGCTACGGCGGGTAAAGCCGAGCGCGAACCGACCGATCTGGAAAAGAGCCTGATGGGAGGCAATGATATCAGCAAACGAAACCCTCAGCATGAGCAGCATTACACGCGGAATATCCGGGTTGTGATGGACGGCCTTGAAACGGAGAGCATTCACAAGATACACCCGGCATTGATTATTGAATTCAACGAATCACATAATGAAGACGGGACCAGAGATAGCATCAACACTGACTGCATCAGCCTCTGTTTGTTCGTCTTCTGTATTGATATGCCATGCATCTGTGCTGGTGCTGGTGCCACCACTGGCCACGTCGAATACAGTAGGAAAGTCCTCGTGATTGTCAATGATGTACTGCTTCCATGCACAGGTATATCTGTCAGACCACAGCACGTTGCGCTGTGATAGTGCAGCCAACTGTCCAGTAGGGGAGGTTCTGTTGACCTGGCTCTGCTCACCAAACTCCTCTGCCACGAATACCCTACCAGCCTGCACCTGCACCCAGTGCAGTGTCTGTGCCTCCTCGAGCGCTTTATGCGCTATAGCCTTCTGCATCAATGTACGCACAGCCTTCTCTGGTGCGGTAAGCGTACCAGCTACATGCCGGGTTATGAACCCCGTCCAGAATGATGCAGGCAATTGCTTCTCTACCCCAAACATCTGCACACTGGATATGATAGGCCGTAATGCCTCTAGTGTATAGCGGTCACACTTATAGTCAGTAAGTATCCTGAACGTGCTGGCATAGTTGAGCAATGGCTCACGATGGCGCTTGGCCTCCTCTGTTGCTGCCCATCCTGTGTAGGTAGTAGCATTGTCAGATAGGAACTTAAGCATTAGTTCCAGGTTGTCATACCCCTTTTCACGCGCATCCTCCTGGTACTGCTTCTCCTGATAACGAAAGGCCGACTTTAGGTTTTCGGTTTCTCTGCGATGAAAGCCTGAATCACTCATCTCAATACCCGCTACCTTACTATACTCATACATAGTAAGCACCGCTACTGCCCGCTTCACGAATGGCAGCAAAGCCTTCTGAGCAGTAGTTGGCTCTCCATCCGCTGCTGCTACAAGCGCATCATATTCCGTCTGTGAAAGGTTGGGCACAACATGCCGCCGCGCCGTTTCCCAGATGGTTGGCGCAAGGCTATCCAGCTCGAGGCTGGTATTCACCCGCCCACCAACATAATTCTTGAAATCAGCGAAAGTGCTGAATAATTCTGCGGCCATGATGTGCGCGTTTTTTTACCCGCTTTGGCGGGTGATTATACATCCGTAGATCATGCAAAATCACCTCCGTTTTATTTAGGAGCAATCTTGCACGTTGGCTTATTTCGTGTGCCTGCTGTCGCAGGTTTTGAAGCGTCAGTTCTGTCATAATTGCGGATTATCTTTCCTGATCATTCGCCTGATTGTAGCGTTAAGTTTTTCATTCTCCTGCCTGATTTTGCTCATCTCCTCCAAAATCTTCATTTTCTCATCCTCTAATTCCGCGATGCGCTTTGAGAGTTGCTGAAGGTCGCTCATCGCCTGCTTAACAATCTCGCTGACCGCATCAAACTCCTCCTTACGCAGTTTTCCACCTTCACGGCGAAGCCGCAAACGCGAGAAAAACAACCAACTAAGCCCGCCACCGCCCAAAAAGGCCGTCAGCGCCTGGATTATAAATTCGATGTTCATAGGCTTTCTCCATGGGGGGCGGATTAAGCAGGAGTATCAGTCGGAGCCGCCGTGGAAATCCCTGAGCGGCTTTCATTTTGGGTTGTCAGCGTCGTATGCTTCACCGCCGCTGTCAATCCCCATCCATTGTATTTGCTTATGTAGTTGAGGGGCTGCAGCACCAATCGTTGATCCGGCGTATTCAGCAGGATATGCTGGTTGTAGCTCTGCATCTTATCTGATCCGGATCCAGACCCCATTTTCCCGCCATCGCTCATGCCGCCCATTTGGCTAGGGTCTAAGCCCATGCCCTGCACGATCTGCGAGTCCGCAAAGCTGGTGTCAGGTACCCAGGTGCCGCTTTTGGCCTTGTCGTCTATGGCAATGATCTCAGGCTTACCCATTGGTGCGCCTGTCACCTCATTTTCACGGAAAATAGTCATCAATGACTTTCCAACGTTCTCTGGGCCAGTCAAATAAGCAGTTATATCCGCCTGCTTCTCCGCGATCTTCTTTTGCCGCTCCGCTTGGTCGTAAGTATGCCAATCAGGATAGCGAAACAGGAAGTACGATTCCGGGTAATTGATGATATACTTCAGACTGATCTGATTCGTCTGCATTGCTGCCACGATCTTCGGCACATTAGCGCTCACATCCATCCATCCGCCATCCTTGAAAAGCCCCATGTGCCACGCTCGTGCGTAGTATATCATGCCCGGCGTAGGGAATCGGCTGTGCCAGCCGAATTTCCGGCCAGTCAGACCATCCATAAACTTCTGATTGTCATACCACTTGAAAAGCGGCATCACCACCCGGTTATCGTCATTTTCAGCAGTAGAGAAAGGGAAGTGATAGGAGTAATTCAGCCAATTCACCTCATTGCGCCCATTCGCCTTGCTCAGGCGAGCATGTTCGGCGCTGATATGGTACAGCCCCGTTATCTTGCTTTTGTCATTGCTCAAAATGAGCTCAGAGAAGCAATTAAAGGGCAGACAAAAGTCTGCACACTGCGCATTGAACCACTCATCCTCCACGCGATTCTCCTCCATAAAATCTTCCACTTCGGGCAAGAATTGCGGCTCAGCCTGATGGCCGACCCGCTTGTATTCATCCGTTTTATACCACACAATGCCCTCGCCTTGCATGAGGTTAATCTTCTTGGCAATTGCCGCACCGGCAATCGGCACCAATTCCATTTTCTGCCGCATCGAGGTCGGCAAAAGGTTATTGTCGCCCCAATAAGCCCATCTTGTGCCATTGTCAGCCCAAATAGGCACGGCTGGAGCAGTCTTGTTGGCATTTTTGGGATTGATCGCAGATTTTCCACTGTATGCACCGTCATGGATGGCCATCACCTCGCTCCCCGCCTGAATGACGTGAAACGTTATCTTCTCATCGTTTGCAGGTAATAAATGGCTCATGCAGTAGTTGTTTGCCCGTTGAACTCAATAATGAGCGCTGGGTGAATCTTGTGAATACTCTCCGTTTCCAAGCCGTCCATCACAACCCGGATATTCCGGGTGTAATGCTGCTCGTGCTGCGGATTTCGCTTATTGATATCATTGGCGCCCATCAGGCTCTTTTCCAGATCCGTTGGTTCGCGTTCTGATTCCCGTTTCGTACGGTTATTGCCTCCATCGCCCCAAACCAACACCGCACAATCCACCTCCAACACCTTGCCGCGCTTCTCCTTGCGCCGCTGATCATACTGCACCACTTTCAGGCTAAACTGAGCGCCTGAGTGCATGATCTCCAGACATTCCTTGATAGATATCATAGCGCAAAAATGCCCCTCGTCATGGCCAATGTAAAGGACGGCTACCTACGCTTCCTTTTTGCCTCATCTGCCCGCCGCTCTGCTTCCTTGGCTTCATCCGCCTTCATGCTGAGGTACGTCAGCACATTGGAGTAGTGTTGATCGCTCACTTCGCCAAGTGCTCCCATAGGGCCGGACTCAGCTACGGTCAGCAAGACCCCTCCCCAACCATAATCAGCTCCGCCACGGCCCCCATCGCCTTCTTTTTTGAACACCTTTGGATAAGCATCCACAATACCCTGCCGGCAGCCCGCAAACCAGAACACCAACACCCGCTGCACCAGGATTGGAAGGGTCCTGACCAATGCCATCCGTTCCTCTACCTTGGACTCATAGCCCCGTAATCTTTGCCTCCGATCACCACCCCATCCGCTTTCCCGCTCCTTGGTGGTTTCCGGTCTGGTAGGTCGGTATAGGAGCGCAATCAATTGATGCGCATATTCCTCCTCATTCGTTCTGAGGTACGCCTCGAAGTAAGAAAACGCCATACCCATCTCGTAGATCGTCACATTGTCCAATCCGTTGGCAGGGGCGTAGTAATGGCGTTTGGCCTGTTTCTTTGTTTTGCCCGGACCAGTCAATATTGGCCATGGGTTATCGGTAAGGTTGAGTTTAGAGGAATACGAGGTGCCTCCTTCCTCCTTCTGCTCGATCTCAAATAAACCTGCCAGCGCATGGTGCAGCACCTGCCGCAGCTCATCCAGAAAGGCCAATTCCCCGCCTTCAGGGTCTTTCTGGATACGTTCATTCTCCCACATCACCATGAATGACCCATCCACATTTAGCAGGTGCTGGAGCATCCCGATGAGTTTCACAGACGTGAATGCGGTGGAGGTGAATTCGTCTCCTGGAGACGTGAACAGTGTTTCGTAAAAAAGCAGGAGCGTCCGAGTATCCAGGTCATTCCAACTCCCTGGCACCTTAATCGTTCGGTTATGCTTGCCAATTTTGATCGTGATGTCGTTGTTGTTGTCCATTATTGTATTATCGCTTTGATTTTAGCAGAAACCAACCCGGAAAGGTTGGTCGTTGTGTCTCGAAACTCTACCGACTTCAGCACCGCTATCACCACACCTTCCCGGTGGTAAAAACGCACCCTTGCATTCTCCCACTTGCGCAGCCGGTACAACTCTCCTATGGGCAATACGGCGTCAATGGATAAGTCTCGTTTATCTGCATACAGCAGGGTATCGCCGAAATTTTGCTCCACAAGCCCCAAATCGCCACTCAGCGCCAATGATAGCCCACCTATAACGGTCGCCCCATCAGAGCCAAATTCGTCGTGTGTCGCATAAGGGTAGGACGCTCCCAGCGAAGACGTGCCTGTGCCCCTGTAAAACAAGAGGCATAGTCCCATACTATTTTGCCCTCCTCCGAAGATCACAGAAATGCCCTTGCGTCGGGTGATAGGGCTGCGCCCTACACCGAAGCCGGAGGCCAAAACACCGGCGATATAAAGCGAGTTGAACGGCATCTCCTGCCTGCGCTCTGCTGGAGCCAGATCGTATGCTGCCAATTGTGCCGGGTTTATATACCCCTCTGCGCCGTCAGTAGGGTAAAGCAGGTGAATCCCTTCAGCCTTTGGCAATGCCACGTCATAAGATTTTGGCTGCACGTATGGAGACCAATCCTCCGGCTTCTTATTCACCCTGTCCAGCACCTTCGTAAACACCATACCTCCCTGCTCATAGTCAGTCGTGAAATTCAGCCCGGATCCAAGTCGCTTCAAAAAATCCAGTGCGGTCATTTTTGGCACATGGTCATTCAGATTGATCGCGGCCACCTGCGCGTTCAGGTACTTATAGGTCTCGTTCTCGTAATAATCCTCAATGGATAGATCACAAGAGCGATTGTTTACCAGTATCAGTTGCTGAATATCCGCATCATCAACGTACCCGCCCACAAACGCCAGATCCGCTGCTTCCCTGATCTTTTCAAGAATATATGGCAGCCTCACCATAGGCACATAAGCCCACTCGAACCGCGTTTGGTCTTCGTCTTCAACATTGGCCTGAGCAACCCCGGCAAAAACCGGGTTTACCGTGTGGTTATACAGCCCGTTTTTACCTTCATAGAACGCCTCCCACCGAATACACGGCCAGCACAGCTCATCCACAGGCGTGGCTACCACATCCTCCACGTAGTTCAAAAAACTGATTTGCTGTGCCTTCCCAACAGTGATGTAGGAATTTATTGCAAATCCGGTCATTAGGTTCCAGTTAGGCTCCAGTTCTGATAGCGTGGTGCTATCAATCGTAATGGTCGTCGTGCCTGCTATTACCAGCCCCGGGTAGTCGGCATTGATCTCGTCGCGGAAATACTCGCACACCTCGGCATGGGTCATTCCAGATGAGCCGCCTATGCCAAGTGTATAGCTGATGCCACCGATGGTTATGAAATATGCAAATGGAGGAGTGGTCACATCCAGCACTATCGCCGGATCCGGCCCCGTGTTTGGGATGGTAATCGTGTCAAGAATTTCGTTGATGTAGATTTTCCCGAGCCGCTCGGCCACCGTAAGCGGGAGGTTTCTGAATGTCACCTCAATGCTCTCCTCATTGCTACCAAGCGCAACCAGTTCGCCAGACTCGTACAATCCACCTCCCACCATCAGCGTAGCGCCGTCCGCCACGAAACCAGCCTTTGAATCAAGGCGGCTAACGTGCTTTAGTAGCGACAAGTTCGCGGGGGTCTTAGGTAGCCGGAATGGGTAGGAGAATGCCCGTCCAACCCGGTCCCTGTCAAAGATAGGACAAGAGGTGACGAGACTAAGCGATGTGCCAGGCGGCAGATCAAACGGTTCGTTGTTTACGCATACGTTGAGCACAGAACAAAAGTCTACCCACAAAGCCCCTATGGAAAGGACTGATGCATATAAAAAAGCCCCCGGAGCGCAACACTCCGAGGGCTTTTAATATCAGGCTTCAAGCGGCCTGTTCGTTTCAATATCTGCGAGGTACTGGCCAAGGTAGAGCAACCACTCCACATCTTGGTGGTCTTCACCCTCCTTCAGGTTGCTCAGCGCAAGTCGGACGGTGACGAATATACTACGCATGGTTATCGCACACTCTGCGGGATTAGTGAGGTAGTTCCACATGCGCATGGCCGACTCGTAAGCCGCTTGTTGACTTGGAGGTCCGGGGATGAAAGTTTTTTCGTTAGTATCCATAACGAGTAAAAGTTTAAAGGCGAACCCGAACGGGATACCCACCCACAGTCCACAAGGGAAAGCGATGGCATCCGGGCGCGCCGTATTTTAAACCAAGAAAGGAAGTCGAAAGGCTCGACCGTGAGTGAGTATCCGCTGCAAATGTACATGTTTGTCCTAAATGTACAATAGGAAAAAAAAGCCCGGGCACTATACAGCGCCATGGCCCCAATAAATTATTCACTTAAAGTCTAACTCTCAAAGAATGCACTCAACCCCCGTCACAGCTTCCACGTTTTCCCGCATCTCCTGGAATGGGTTGAAATCTACCGTTACCCGATTCGGAGCGGAGAA